AACCTTTTAAAAATTTAAGATACGAACAATTTAGATGGGACGATGTTAATCTAAATTATTATATTAATTCAGAAGGAGAACTAGTTGTAAGAATAAACAGTAACGTTGGTGATGGAGAAATAACTTATCCACAAACTGACGAAACTGTAATCAGAGAAACAACTATATTCACCATGGATAAAACAAGTTACTTAATGGACAGTAACGAAATAACATTCGATAGAGGATAAAGTAGGAGGAATAAACGAATGACACGACAACTTATAAACACTGGTATACTTCCAAATGACGGTCAAGGTGACTCGTTAAGGACTGCTGGTGGAAAAATGAACAACAATTTCGAAGAGTTGTACACAGCTCTTGGAAATGGCACAACATTGACAGTGGTCAATAATAATTTGATCACAGCCACAGGTGCTAACAAAATAACTTTTTTATATCAAAATTTGACAGATTTACCAGATGCGGGAACGTATCATGGAATGTTTGCCCATGTACACGGTGAGAATGCCTCCTACTATGCTCACGCAGGTGTTTGGGTAAAACTAGCAGATGCGAATAAATCTATCGGAATGTTTTCAGATGTTGACTTAACAGCAACACCAACGAACGGACAAGCATTAGTTTATGATTCAGGTTCACAAACTTGGAAACCAGGTGATGTTTCTTCAGGTGGTGGTGGCGGTGGCTCAGGTGCAACTAATTTCCTTGGCTTAACAGATACGCCAGCATCATATAGCGGACTAGCAGGTGGCTTTTTACAAGTTAACGGCACAAGCGATGGTTTAGAAATTGTTGCGGCATTTTCAATTGACAAATTGTCAGACGTTGATACAACAACAAGTGCGCCGAGTTCGGGACAAGTTCTAAAATGGAATGGTACAAAATGGGTACCTGGAGATGATTCAACATCAGGTGGCGGAGCCGCTGATGCTGGAACACTAGATGGTTTAGATAGCACATACTTCTTAAACTACAACAACTTGAACAACAAGCCAACTATTCCAACGTCGATCACAGATTTAGCAGACACTCCTTCAACACTGTCAGGTTCAGGTGGAAGATTTGTTAAAGTAAATTCAACTGGTACAGCCTTAGAATTCATTGCTGACGCAGGTGGTGGAGCAAGTGCTTTAAACGATCTATCAGATGTAACAATTTCTAGTCCAGCACAAGGTGATGTGTTGTATTATGACGGTTCTGGTTGGGTAAAACAAAACGGTCCAACAATGAGATGGAGCATTGGAGCAAACGGTTCATCAGACTACACATTTAGTGGTCCTGGTTTTCCAACAACAACTAATGATCCTGTACTGTATTTGATGAGAGGTCACACTTATGTGTTTGTGAACAACACTGGTTCTAGTCACCCATTTGCGATTAGAGTTTCTAATGGTGGTTCATCATACACATCAGGAGTAAGTGGTTCTCAAAACGGAACACAAACTTTTACTGTGCCAATGGATGCACCAAGCACATTGTATTATCAATGTACAATCCATTCAGGCATGGGTAACACAATCAACATAGTGAGTTAATAGATGGCACAGGTATTTGGCGTAGGCATAGACGAATTACAGAAAACACTAGCAAATAGTAGATATTTCTATGGGTTACGTAGAACAGATGCCGGCGAATTATACATGGTAAAATCCGATCTATTAAGATTAGAAGATGGTGTTCAGTTGAATAGACCAGGCAATATTGATCAAAATTATAACAATTGGAGTAGAGGTGAAGATTTCTTTGAAGGCAGAGACCAACAGCACAGAAAAGTTTATCCAAATCTCGTGTATGAACAGTATAAATGGGACGGAAGAAACCTATTTTACTACGTCAACAGTGAAGGAGAATTAGTATTAAAAGTTAACGAGGCTCACACATATGTAGGATATGTGGAACCTTATAGTAGTTAGGAAATAAATACATATAGGAATTAATCAATGGCAGATTTTCGAATAGATAGGATAAGATTTAGATGGAGAGGTGATTGGTCAGCCAACACTCTTTATGTAAAAGATGACGTATTAAGATACGGTGCGAAAGTTTTTGTTTGTGTTGAAGTACACACTTCTGATACAAACTTTTACAACGACTTAAACAACACAACTCCAAGATGGGTACAAATGATGGACGGTCAAAGTTGGACCGGCGATTGGGCACCTTCTACTTTTTACAAAATTGGTGAACTGGTTAAAGTTGGTGGTTTAATTTACAAATGTATTGAAGGACATATTTCAAATGCAGATGCCAACAACGGTGTATTAGGCGATGAACTGAAATGGGTTTACTTTGCTCGTGGAGAAGACTATCAATCTGTTTGGCAACCAAACACATTGTACAATGTTGACCAAACTGTAATTTACGGTGGTTCAATTTGGAAATGTAACACAGCACACACATCTGCTTCAGCAGATGATGGATTACAATTCAATGCGGCATACTGGGATCAATATTCAAGATCAGATAACTTTAGAGGTGATTGGACATCAAACACTTTATACTATCCAGATGATATTGTGTACTATGGTGGAACAGTATTTAGATGTACAACAGGACACAGATCTGCTCAATCAAATAAATTTGTAAATCCAACAACCACATACAACGGTGCATCAGGAAGTGGTTTCCAATATTTTATTTTTAAAACTGGAGCAACATACAATATTAAAGTTACAAATCCTGGCAACACTTATCTTGCTTCAGAAACATTCACAGTTTTAGGAACACAACTAGGTGGTCTTACACCTGACAATGATGCTACAATCGTAATTAACACTGTAAACGCAGGTGCTATTGAAACTGTTTCTGTAAACGGAACGGCTAACGATGCCAACGATGGATTAGAAGCAAACAGTGGACAATGGGAAACTGTTTTCACAGGAATTAGATACAGAGGAGACTACACTGTTGGAGAAAGATATGCGGCAGGTGAATTAGTAAGATGGTCTCCAGGTATGTGGCAAGTGACCACAGGACACTGGGCAGTAGACCCACAAATGGTTGAAAGTAATTTTAGCCTATGGGTACCAGGTTTAGAATTTGAAGCAATATGGACTATTTCACAATACTACCAACAAGGTGACGTTGTACTTTACGGCGGTTACACATATGTTGCACTACAAAGTAACATTGGTGTTACACCTGCAGTTACAGACGCAACAAACACTTGGGAATTACAAGTTGTTGGATACACATTCAAAGGCGAATGGCAAGCAACTTATATTGTGAACAATGCAGTTGAACCTTTTCCATACAAAACTGGAGATGTTGTAAGAGCAGGTGGTGACTTATACATAGCAGTAAAAGACAATGCGAATGTAGACCCATCGACTAGAAGTGTGTATGATGAAGGATCAGATAGTCCTTTCCCATGGCAACTACTTGTAGAAGGTTATGCTTTCAAAGGTCCTTGGGCAGAAACAGATTTAAACAACATAACAGGTGAATCAACTTATTTCCCTGGAGACGTTGTTACAGTTGCTGGTACACTTTACAAATGTATTTTAAAACATGAAGCAAATTCATCAGATGCTAAACCACCATTAGATTTTGAATCAGAAAATGTTGGTCCTTATTGGGTATTATTAGCACAAGGTCATACTCCAAACGTATTGGAATATCCAGGTGATATTAAAACACAAAATGAAGATTCAACAAGATTAAGAATTGGTATTGGACAACCAGGACAACTTTTAAAAGTTGGCTCAAACGACATTCCTTTTTGGGAAGATTTTGATGTAACTCCAAAAGTTTATTATGTTGCGCCAGATGGTGTTGATTCAGACACTAGAGGTACTCAATTAGCATCACCATTCAAAACAATCAAGTTTGCTTGTGATTACATCAACGGCGATTTAGCCGCAAGAGCACCAGCAACTATTTTTATTAAAACAGGATTATATCAAGAAATACTTCCTATCACAGTTCCAAGAGACGTGGCACTTGTAGGTGACGAATTAAGAAGCACAGAAGTTAAACCAGCACCAGGTTATGAAACTGGTTACAATATGTTTTTAGTCAACAACGGAACTGGTATTAGAAATATGTCTTTAAGTGGACTAACAGGAACATTAGGACCAGTCAACCAATACGGAACAAAAAGACCAACAGGCGGTGCTTATGTGTCATTAAATCCTGGTTCAGGTCCATCAGATGCGGCGGCTTGGATCACAACTAGATCATGTTACGTACAAAACGTATCTACATTCGGAACAGGATGTATTGGTATGAAAGTTGATGGAGATTTACATAACGGTGGTAACAAATCAATTGTTGCCAATGACTTTACACAGGTAATTGATAATGGTATTGGCTTCTGGGTTAACGGTGAAGGTAAAGCAGAACTTGTATCTGTATTCACGTATTACTGTCATATAGGTTATCTTGCTACTGACGGTGGTAAAGCAAGAGCAACCAACGGTAACAACTCATATGGAGATTTTGGTTCAGTGGCTGAAGGTGTAACACCTACAGAAACTCCTATCACAGCAAAATTCAATAACAGAACGCAAGAAGCTCAAGTAGATGCTGTGTACAATGATGAAAACGAAATATTTGCTTTTGCGTATGATCACGCAGGACAAAATTATTCATCTGCGAACATAACAATTACAGGTTCAGGTGAAGGTGCCGCGGCAACAATTAATTATGAAAACACGAGAGACGGTGCAGTAAACAAAGTAAGAATTTTAGGTCCAGGTGACTCTACACCTGCAGGTGGTGCCGGTTATACAAGTAAATCAGGACCAGCAATAACAGGTACAGCAACAACAATCCAACTTAATGCTCAATTCCAAGGCACATCAGCACAGACAGTTGGACAAAGAATTTACATTTGGGAAGGTACAGGCAGAGGACAATACGCAATTATTGATTCATTTAATGAAGTAACAAAAACTTGTACAGTTAAAAAAGAATTTGATAACACACCAGGCTGGCAACATTTCTTAGGTGGATTTGCTATTGAAACAGAATTAGATCCTTCAACAAAATATTTCATTGAACCAAGAATAACTTTCAGTGAACCACCATATGCTAATTCTTCAACATCTATTCCATTAAATGGTGAATATTTATTAGGTGCATCAAGAAGAGTTTCTTCAACAAACGTTACTGTGTTGTTAGGAAATGGTAGAGGTTTAAGATCAGTAGATTCTACTAGTTGGACAGTGTGTAATGGTGTTCCAACTCAAAACTGGAACAGTTTAGAAGGCGGTGCTAATAACTTTATGGCAACATCTAACACAGGTTCATTAGCAAGATCTCAAGATGGTGCTAACTGGAGTGACATATCAGGTAACATAGGTGCTGATATATTCAGAGGTGTTGTATGGGAGAATGTATCAGGTCAATGGGTAGTAGTTTCAGAAACAGGTGTGGTATACATATCTGGAGATGAAGGAAACACATGGACTTCACAACAAGTTGAACCATATGATGGATCAACACCAGTGTTCACAAAAATTGCGGCAGGTAATGGATTAATTATTATCGGTAATGACTTTGGACAAACTTGGGAATCAGTTGACGGTGGTACAACATGGGAACTAGCGGCAGACATAGGCGGTGAAAGATATCTATTACAACACTTAACTTTCACAGGCGATAAATTTATAGCATCAGTACAAGACTCACCATTTGATGATTCAACATCAGCAAATAAATTCTTTGTATCAAATGCCAATGCGGCACAAAGTTCTACAAGTGCTATTACAGTTTGGACGGAATCAGAAACACCACCACACACAGGACCATACACAAAAGTCACAAGTGCTCAAGGTACTTTCATTGCCATCACAGGCAATGGTGAAGTGGCTTATTCATATGATGCTGTGAGTTGGAAACAATTGGCAAATTTATCAGGAACCTATACAGGTATTGTAGGTGGCAGATACAATGGTGGTTATTTCATTCCGTTGAAACAAGGCACAATGTCAGATTTAACTGTATTGAAAAAAGGTGCTCCACCTTTATGTAGAGTAATCACAAATGCTGGAAAAGTTTCAAGAGTACAAATTTTAGATCCAGGTTCAGGTTATTCAACAGCACCTACTGTGACAGTAACGGATAACGTAAACACATTAGATGTTGCCTTACAACCAAGAATAGCAAGTGGTGTACTAGGACAACCGACATTCACTAACAGAGGTACAGGATTTATAAATGTAACTGCAACAGTAGATGGAGATGGATTCGCAGATGAATATCAAGTTGGTAAAGTTGTACAAATTAAAGAACTAACAAGGGAACCTGGTCCAGGTGACTTGTTGTACATTAACGGTATCGGTGATCAAATTTATAGAGTAACACAGATTACAAATGTACAAGGTGCGGCTCCTAACTTGTCAGCACAATTTAGAATATCACCTAGTTTAAAAGAAAATGAATCACCAGATCATGACACAGAAATTACAATTAGACAACAATACTCTCAAGTACGTCTAACTGGACACGACTTCTTAGATATTGGTACAGGTGGATTCACAACAACAAACTATCCACAAGTTTATACAAACGCAGGATTTACAGAAGGCTATGAAGCACAACCTGCCAGAGAAACAGCAAACAATGGTGGTGGTAGAGTGTTCTACACATCCACTGACCAAGATGGTAACTTTAGAGTTGGTGAATTATTTGAAGTTGAACAGGCAACTGGTATTGTTACACTTAACGCAGACTTATTCAACCTACAAGGTTTATCAGAATTGGCACTAGGTGGTGTTGTATTAGGTGGTACAGAAGTTGTAATTAGAGAATTTTCTACAGATCCTACAATGGCGGCTAATTCAGACAATGTTGTACCAACACAAAAAGCGATTGTAACTTATATTGGTTCAAGAGTATCGGGTGGTGGTGCTAACTTGAATGTATCAGGATTTAGAGCAGGACAAATTAAAGTAAGAAATAGAGAAATATTCAATGAAGCATTTCCAGAAACAGGACAAATTGTTATTGATAAAGTTGCTAAATTAAATGGTGGTGTGGCTGGTTACCTAATGGCATTGAACTTTTTCACAGGTGGAGTAGCAAGTACAGAATTGAACGAAGGAGATCCGGCTAGTGCTATTGACAGTTCTAACGGATATGGCTCATAATGATAAATAACTACAATAAGAGGATATATTAACCCATGGCTGAGTTTAAATTAGGAAGAATACGTTTTGTTTGGAAAGGTGCTTGGTACACAGGCGCACTTTATTCTGTTGATGATGTTGTAAGATATGGTGGTAGAACCTATATTTGTGTAGTAAACCACACTTCTGCGGCGGAATTTCAAAATGATTTAACAGCGGCAAATTGGGCATTGATGTCCGATGGTCAAGAATGGAAAGGTGACTGGAATGTTAACACAACATACAAACCAAATGATGTTGTAAAATATGGTGGTTACATTTATATTTGTAACACAGGTCATACATCCAATACAGATGTTAATGTAGGTCTAGAAGGCGATTTAGCAAAATGGGATCTTTTCATTGAAGGTTTTGATTACAAATCAGATTGGGCAATCAGCACAAGATACAAAGTAAACGATTTAGTTAGATACGGTGCAACTGTTTATCTCTGTGTAACTGAACACACATCTGCGGCAACAACAGGAGATGGATTAGAATTAGACATTGCCAAATGGGAAGTATTCGCAAAAGGTTTTAATTGGTTAAATGCTTGGACAATAAACACAAGATACAAACCTAATGACACAGTAAGATATGGTGGACAACTTTATGTTTGTATTACAGGACACACATCAGCGGCAACTGATGCTTTAGGATTAGAAAATGATCAAGCAAAATGGCAATACTTACACAAAGGTATTGAATATTTAGGTGCATGGGTAACAGCAACAAGATACAAAGT